TCAGTAGGTCTCGGGTTCGGATCCCGACCGGCTCACCACTTTAGCTTTTATTTTCAAGTGCTTGGCCGAGTGTCGGTTCTCGATCGTCCGAGCGTCCGCGTCCGTCCGGGTCGGATAGGCTCGGACGGTGGCGCCGGTCGAACACATAGTCGGCCCATTGTTCGTAGTGATCGAGCGCCAACCACATGGGGCCCTCCATCTGTGGTCGGCGGTAATCAGGAGCGTGACAACGAGGTCGGTTGCGACGGTCATGGTTTCGTCCCTAGCTTATCAGATTTTTCATTTTCGGCTTTGGTCTTGGCTAGCACCTCGGCAAACACACGGGCGTTATCGCGTTGCCATTCGAGGTATCGGTTGCAGATCGCCACCAAAACTTCCCCCTCACCATCGCAGAGAGGGCATGGCGCGGCGCCGTAGTTCTCGCAGACGCAGAGGTCTCCGCCGCAGTGGCAATTCACCTCGCCCCATCCTGAGCAAAGCGGGCACTGGCAAAAGTCCTCGTCAAAATCATCCATCAACCCTGCCCCCCATCCACCATTTTCATGCTCGCCAGCAAATCGTGAAAGAGACGCCCACGCTGTCGCTGTCGATACTCACCGGGAACAACCCATCCCCCAAGGCGATGTCCAGCTTCTTTGCCTTCCGCCGAAACTCGGCGCGGATCGCAACATAATCCTGTTTCTCAACAAAGGCAGAAGCCGCCTTGGTTTCCTCGATCCGCCTCAGCGTCACCACGAAATCGGGGAACCCGGCCAAAGCAGATTTGGCCGCCTCATTCTCAAGGCGAATATCTTCTCGCAGTTCATCCGGCCACGGCACGAAGATCGAAAGATGAACCTGCTTGATCCGTGCTTTGTATTCAGTCATCTCAGCTTCTCCAATATCGGCTGGGAGCAAGACATCGGCAAAATCTTGCTCATCATATGTCGACCGCCTGGACCGCGCGCAGGGCCATCAGAACGGCGCGCTTGGTGTCTTGCCCAAACGCAGAGTCGGCACCCCGGCGAAAGTAAGACTTGCGGCTCTTGTCATAGCGGATGCAGTCAGGCCAACGGTTGATGTAGGCGCGAAAGTCATGCGAGGCTTGCGGCATGGAAATGTTGAAGGCGGTCATCACGTCGCAGCGGTTCAGGCCGAGATCCTGATCGAGACAGGCATCAATCCAGATGAGGCGGAGTTTCTGTGCGAGGATCATGCCCGTCGATCCCAACGGCGCTTGCTGTTGCCGTTTTCAAAGCTGATGGCATACTTTTGGGCCAGGTTGTTAACACGGTGGTAGGGCCAGCCGTGCAAGGCCGCGCAGTCGGCCCTGCTGAGGCCGCCCTCGGCCGCGGCGCGAATTTCCGCCACCATCGCGGCCTCGGCCGAGCTGGCCACCACCACGATCGCCGAGGATCTGCGCGGCCTGCGGATCAGGTCTTCGCCTTTCCAGTCCTCGCCCATCAATGCACCATCGCCCCGCTATCCGGGATCGCGGCTTCGTCGCACTTGATCCGTGCCGTCATCGCAACGCCCGCGCGACAGTCCGCGCACAAGCAGCCGAATTCCGACACGCTCATGCTTGGCTGGCCCGCCCCGGTCCTGGTGACGGAATAGATCGCGGTATAGGTGAAATCATAGCGGCCGGCAGCGCGTTCGGCGACCATCAGATCTGCCAGCGCATCAACGGCGCGCCTGATTTTCTTGTTTCCCTGAAACGCCTTCATGCCTTTTTCCTTTCATCTTCTGCTCGTGGTCTTTGGATCGATGCGACCGCGCGCCGGCCGGTCAAAAGCTGTGGCGCCATGTAGATGTCGGCCAGGTGCTGGTTGACGGCGGCCGAATTGCCGAGAACGTCGCCGACATCGTCCTTGCCCGCCCCGCCAGCCCGGCTGAACGCGCCGAAGGTGCGGCGCAGATCGCGGAACTGCATGTCTTTCAGCGTTGCACAGCCGGCCTTGATCGCGGCCGTGCGCACCTCGACAAAGCGATGACCGAAAAGATCGACCGAATAGGGCTGCCCGGTGCGTTCGTCGATCAGCAGATGGCCATTCTCGGGCCCGTTCGCCAGCCGATCGGCCAGACGGGCGATCGTTTCGGGATGCAACGCCAGAGTGCCGGCATTGCCGCGCTTGGACCTGGTGAGCTGCCAGATCCAGATCGTTCCGTCCTCGCCCCGCAGATCCACTTCGCGGAAGTCACCGCGCTGCGCTGTGATGATGTCGGTCTGGCGCTGGCCCTGCAGCGTGCTGATGACGCAGGCGTGGCCGACCGAATGGTAGCCCAGCCGGTCGGCGGCCGCCACCAGGGCGTCGAGCTCGGCCCAGCTGGCGACCCGGCGCCGGCCCTTTGGCACGCTCATGCCGAGCCGCTGGCAGGGGTTCGAGCCTTCGGCGCGCCAGCCGCGCAGCTCGGCATGGGCAAAGAGCAGCGACATGCTGCGCAAAAGGCTGAGCGCCATCCATTCGCCGCTGTCGTCAAAGAGGGTTTCATACCAGGTGGCCATCACCGGCTTGGAAAAATCGGCGACCAGGTGCGGGCCCCATTTGGCCCGGATGGCCCTGAAGTTGAAATCGTAGCCCTTGCGCGTGGCGTCGCGCAGCCGGCGATAGCGCTGGCTGGTCGTGTAGTCGTCGATCAACAGGTTGATCGTCTGGCCCACAGGCGCGGCCCGGGTTTTCTGGCCGCCGGGTTCACGGTTCAGCTCGGTCGCCTTTCTGACCGACCAGGTCAGGCGGTTCGCGTCGAGCTCGACCGGCCTGGCGCCGCGCGCCCGGGCCGCGGCAGAGGGTTCCCACCAGAGCCGCACGGTGCCGTCGGCCCGCGCGCGTTCGCGCAGGCCGGTGGGAGGGTTGACGACCAGGCGGCGGGGGGGTTTGGTCATGCCCGTCTCGCCTCTTCCAGCAGGATGATGTTGTGGCCCACGGGGCGCGCCGGCGCGTCGGCGTGCGGGCGTCCCTGGGCGGCGATCCAGCCTTGCACCTGGTCGCGGCGCCATTTCAGGGGGCGGCGCCAGTGCGGCATCGGCACTGGAAAACCATGGACATCCTCGAGCTCGGACCGCAGGCGCAGAAAATGCTCGACCGTCTGGTCGAGCATCGTGGCAACGGTGGCGGTGTCGATGAAGGTGGGGCTGAGGTCAGAAAAGAGCGCCGCCATCACAGGCGCCCATCATTGCGGGCGTCCTGAATATAGCCGAAGCGTTCGATCGACGGGGTGAATTCGTCGCCCTCGTCGAGTTGCCGATCGGCCAGGGCGCCGTGGCGCACCGCCGACCAGACGATCAGGAACACCCCGAGGGCGGCAGAGCCCAAACCACCAACGGTCAGCCAGTCTATCGTTTCCATGCTCGTGTCCTCTCGTTTTTCTGGTTCCGCCCGTGTCGCCGACCGGGCGGTGATGCGTGTGGCGGGGATGGCGCGGCCGGTTCCCGAGCAGACAGGATGCCGGCCGCCCATCGGCGACCCCCGCCCAGTGGTCAGGCGACCTCGGCGGCGGGTTCGTCGGCGCCGGCCGAGGCATTGCGGGCAGCAGTCAGCCAGCTGCGCAACTGCGCAAGATCGGCCGGGACCGTGATCAGGAGCGAATAGTCGGGGATCGACATCTGGCCGATGTGGCGGGTCAGATCGTCGATCAGGCGCTGCGCGCTGGCCACCGCGTGGTCGATGTCGGCCAGCCGTTCGGTCAGGTTCATCGCGGCGGCCAGCTGGCGGGCGATGGCGTCTGGCGCCTCGAGGTCGCGGTTGACCTCGGCCACGACGAAACCGAGCGCCAGGCCACGGGTGCCGTCGGCATAGGTGACCGCGCGCGCGCCGTGCCAGAGCTTGCCGAAGCGGGCGACGAAGGGCTGGACGCCGGTCATGCGCAGGCCCCCGGAAACATCACCACATTGTCGGGGCTGGCCAGATCGTGGATCAGGCCCATGCGGCGGCGCCATTGCAGGCATTCCTCCATGATCGGCGCGGCGGTCAGCAGGAACAGCGTGCCATCCTCTTCGGTCAGGCTGCCTGCCTGGGCCGAACGGGCGGCGCTGATCGCCTTTTCCAGAAGCTTGTCGGTGATCGGGCCGGCAAAGGCCGGCTCGACGAAACTGGGGGCAGGTTGGGACATGGGTTCACTCCTGTGCGAGATGTCTCTGCGACAAGAGTTAGGAGTGACCACCCGTCACTGTCAACTGAAATTGTGTGTTTTTCTGAAATTTATAGCGAAGAGAGTTTGTTGATTTCGAAAACCCGGTCGATGACCGCACCGATTGGTGGCTCCATCAGAACTGATCTATACTGCTCCTCCCCCAGAGCCAGGCAGGCCGCGGCATGGTAAACCTGTTTGCTAATCTTCGCTTTGACTTCATCATTCAATTCGGTGCGCCTGAGCGCCCCCTCGATGACAGCCTTTGCCCGTTCTAACACATGACGATCTACAAGCATTTGCCGTTTCGAGTGCTTTTCAGTGGCGTAGACTTCGTTGGAAGCCCAGTGCACAGCCAGCCTGAATTGCAAATCTTCAAAAAACACAGTTCTGGCTGGAAGGCAGCGCACGATGTCCGATGGCGGAACGTGCTCGGCTACCTGGGCACGCCCTTCGCGCATGCGCTGAACGGTATTCTGGGCGTGCGATCTCGCGATCTGATCAGAGAGTGACTGGCATCCTATGATGGCCGGAATAATCAAAAAGGCTCCCACCAGCCCAATGGTTTCCTCAGAAGCGACGTGAAGAGAATAGAATGCTATTGTAAATGCCGTGGCGGCAAAAATCGCGGCCCAAAGCAGTGGCGGTTTCAGCTGGTCATATGCGGCGCGATAAACAATCATCTCAACAGATGACATGTCTATTTCGGAAATATGGCTATATTTCATGGCACTCGCCAACAGGCAACAACCTTCCCTCGTATGACGACGTTGATACCATCGACTACCTGCACGCGCCGCTCGGTCGCCTCCATACTTGCAGCCACCAGAACCGGCGGCTCAAACCGGCGCAATACCGTCGTTGCGGAGCCCTGCGCATTGTCATAGACCTGAGCAACGACGACATCCCCCGCCCGCACCCGTTCGGCAGCGTGACTGTCGACCAGCATGAAATCACCAGGCATATAGCCCATCAGCGCCAGCGCCGCTGACCTGACCTGCCAGACATCGACGCCGGGCCGCGCGCCCATGGCCGCAGCCATCGTCGGCACCTGCCGATCTTCCGCACCCTTCGGTATCCAAACGGCTGCATCGCTTTCGGAAAACCCAGGTCTGAGCTGCTGCGCAGTTTCCGGCTCCAGGGCGCCAGCTCTTTCAAGCACTTCCGACACCGGCACCTGAAGAACTTCGGCGAATACCTTCGCCCACTCAAGCGACATGCGCTGCTTGCCGGTCAGGATGTGTGAAACGTTCGATCTTGATCGGCCCATGCGCCGCGCGATGTCGTCGGCTGTCACCCCGACCCTTTTCTGTTGCGCTTTGAACCACTTGTCATCCACGCACCATAGGTAGTCACTCATCATCTGACATAAATGTCGGTTCTTCTTAAATTTTCAGTTGCGCGACTAACATTGTCAGCGCTATATCTAGCGCCATGAGTAACCACCTGACACCAGTCGAAGTATGCCAAAAGCTGATCGGACCGTTGCCGGTTCTTGAAGCGGTGGTCGGCTATGCGCCCAAATCGGGCTATGTCTGGCTTTCCGGCACCAAGAACCGCGACGCGGGCGATTTTCCGACTGCCCGCCTGATGCGCCGCCTTCTGGCCCATGCGGCGGCCAAGCGGATCCCGCTGACGGCCGATCACCTGATCTGGGGCGCGTCGGCCGAGGAAATCGCGGCGCTGCTGTCCAACCCCGAATTCGCATCCTCGCGGCCCGTCCTGCACGAGGCCGCGGAATGACCTGCACGATCCGCCTCAGTCGTCACCGGATCGGCAGATGTGCCCGCCAGCATCCGCGGCCGGCACAACTGGCGCGGCCGTGGCCCCCCACCTGCCGGGGTCGCGCCTTTTTTCCATCCCATCGCGGTGCGGGACGGTTGCCGCCGATCCCCGCGACCGGCCGGGCGTGTTCAGCAGTCGCGCCGGGCCACGGCAGCCGGCCGGAGGATGGCCCTGTGCGGGGCTGGCCGGCTGCCTTTATCGGGGGTCGGCCATGAGCGACCTGGCGGTCAAGCTGGCGGCACAAGAGGTGGCGATGCGCGCGATGATCGGCGAGCTGGATCAATCGGCGGTCGACAATATGCGGGCCCTGGCCGAAGAGCTGGCCTGCGGGCAGGTGCTGTTTCGGGCGATCATCGGCTTTGCCACGCAATACGAGATCCTGCGCTATGACGCGGCCGCGTTGCGCCGGCAGGGCGAGATCCTGCGCGATGTCGTCATCGATGTCGCGGGCACGCCCGCCGGTTCGGGGACGGCGCTGCCCGAGCGGAGCGACATCGATGGCTGACGCGCCGCAGAAACTGTCCCTGGCCGACCATGCGGTGATCCACCTGACCGCCTATCTGGCGATGGAATGGCCCAACCCGACCACGGCGGCGTTCCAGCGCGAGCTGGTCGATGTCTTGCCGTTGGCCAACCGGGCGATCCCGACGGTCGCGGCCTTCGCACTGGTCGCCGACAAGATCGTTTCCGCCGTGCCCGGCAGCGCCGAGGCAAGCTTTGCCCGCGATCGGGGCGCGCGCGCGGCGGTGGCGTTTCACCAGGCGCGCGCCGCGGCCGCCATCGATGCGCTGCGCGGCGCCCAGAAACCGGAGGGTACGCATGTCTGAACCGATGATTTCCCTGGCCGCGCTCAGCGATCTGATGACACAGATCTATCGGGAACCGTACGGGCAGAGATGGGGCCTCCTGCAGGCCGTGCTGGGATGGGCCGACCGCCAGGGCTATCTTGCGCCGCGGCCGGAATTCGCGGCGCCGAAGAACGTCGTGCCACAGATCGCCGTGCCACAGATCGCCATACCGGAAATCACCCAAGCCGAGATCGACCGCAAGCTCGCCTTCATGCAGGCAGACTTTGGCAGTGATCCAGTCGCGCGGGCGCAGATGCAGCGCGCCCTGATGCGCCACGCCATGATGCAGCGCGCGAAATCCAGAGAAACACCTATACCACCGGGCCCGCAGATCGAGGCCGCAGGTCAGGCCGCCAGGGACTTGAACGCGACGGCGGCCGCTTCGGAACCGCATCAAGGCCCCGAGGGCGCCGAGGCCGCATCTTCCCCGGCCAAAGACGCGCCCGTGGCCCCGGTTGCGGGCGGTGCCACATCCAAACCGGCCGGCAAGAAACCCTTGCCGCCGCTGTGGACCGAAGATGAGGATGCCCGCGCGATCGAAATGTCGGTTGCGGGCATGAGCACGAAGGTGATTGCGAACACGCTTGGCCGACCGGTCGAGGGAACCAAGTTTCGTCTGAACGTGAAGCTGCGCGACAGGATCAGCGCCGCCAAGCGGGCTGCAGCTGCGCCCCTGCAGGTCGACCCGGCCCCGGCCCCGGCCGACGCGCCCGTGGCCCGGCCCGAACCCCGGCCCGAACCCCGGCCCCCGGCGCCCGCGACACTGAAGCCGTCTGTTCATGCCTTCGATGCGAGCCGCCCGCTCTGGTGGCGGCAGATCGAGGCGGTGCTGGACAGTATCGGCCACAAGGCGCCCTGGACCCCGGCGCTCGACCTCGAGCTGATCGAGGAGCTGGCGCGCGGCCGCAAGCTGGCCGAGATCGCGGCCGACATGCGGATCGACCCGGCAAAGGTCAAGGACCGGTTCTTCACGCTCAATCCGGCCGGCCGGCCGAGCCTCGTGGATCAGGAACGCCTGTTGCAGGTTCTGCGCGCCCGTGCCGCCCCCGCCGCCCAGGCGGCGGAATAGGCGGCATGACCGCCCGCCAGACATACAGCCTTGAGGAATTCAAGGCGATGCTGCTGGACCAGCGGCACCGGGTGGTCGCGCATTATGCGCCGGCCGCGCCGGGCAGCTACACCTTGGGCGGGCAGTATTTCACGCTGAACCCGGGGCGCGCCGATCGCAACGTCGGGTCGTTCATGGTGAACCTGGACGGGCCGATGATGGGCCGCTGGAAGGATTTCGCGACGGGCCAGCACGGCGACCTGCTGGATCTGATCGAACTGTCGCTGGGATGTTCCCGGCAGGATGCCTTTCGCGAGGCGCGCGGCTTTCTGGGGCTGCAATCGGACGCGCCCGAGGATGTGGCGCGCCGCAAGGCCGCGGCCGAGCGGGCGCAGCGCCTGGCGGCCGAGGCGCGGGCCAAGGATGCCGAGGCGCGGGCCCGCAAGCGCAAGGCGGCGCTGGCCCTGTGGCTGGCGGCGCGCGAGCGGATCGCCGGCACGCCGGTCGAACATTACCTGCGGGACGAACGTGGCATCGACCTGGCCGCGCTTGGCCGCCAGCCGCGCGCCCTGCGGTTTCACCCGGATTGCTACCACCGTCATGTCGACCCTGAAACCGGCGAGGTGTTCGAGGGCAGCTATCCCGCGATGCTGGCGATCGTGAATGACGCGGCCGGCCAGCCGATCGCCTGTCACCGCACCTGGTTGGCCTTCCACGGCGGCCGCTGGACCAAGGCGCCGGTGCCGAAGCCGAAGAAGGTGCTGGGCGACTATGCCGGGGGCGCCATCCATCTCTGGACCGGGCTTGGGCCGCGCGGTGGCAAGGGCCGGCGCCTGGCCGAGGCCGAGCCGGGCAGCCATGTGTACTTGTCCGAGGGGATCGAGGACGCGCTGAGCTGCGTGATGATCCTGCCCGAGGCGCGGGTGCTGGCGGCGATAAGCCTGTCGAACTTCGGCGCGGTCAAGCTGCCGTCCACCATCGCCGAGGTGACGCTGATCGCCGACCAGGACGACGGCGCGCAGGCGCAGGACATGCTGAAGCGGGCGATCGCCGCCCATGCCAAGGCAGGTCGCCGTGTGCGCGTCTGGCAGAACGCCGAGGGCGGCAAGGATCTGAACGACGCGCTGAAGGCGCGCATCGAGGGGCAGAAGGGGGCAGCATGAGCGGCAATGGCTACGGATCTTATCTGACCACGCGCAAGCAAGACCTGCAAGCCTATGATGCTCTGCCGAGGGCGTTGCGGGATTTGCTGAAATACGCGGCCGCCAGCTGGGCGGCCGCCGCCATCCGCAACAACCTGGCGGAGGACTTTCAGGTGTTGAAATCGCGGGCTTTGGCGATTGATGCCGTGCAAAAGAAAATCAGGCATGTGACGTCGGAACATTGTTACCGCACCTATGGCCCGACCCATCCGCAATCAGACAGTCACGGGCGGAGGCTGAAACCCGACGACCACAGATTGTGGGCGGGGCGCAGATGACCGACGACGCCCAGACCGCAGATGACTGGCTGTCGAACCCCTCGCCCCCACCCAGGGCGTTGGGGACGCCGGCGCATCAGGCCCCGAAAGGCAAGGCAAGGCCCAGGCCGGACCTGAAGCCGGTCACGCGCTTGGCCGACATCGCCCACCAGCTGCAGGATGCCCCGGTCGCGGCCGAGCCGGAAGGCCAGCCCGACGATCCCGGTCCGCGGTCGGCCGACCCCGAGCCCGACCAGGCGCCGCCGGACCCCGGCAAGGGCGCGGCCCCGCCGCGCCGGGGCGCGCGCCCCAAGGGCGAGATCTGGGAGGGCTGCCCGGTCAAGCCGCTGGGGGTCAATGGCGAGGTCAGCTATTACCTCGACCGGCATGGCCAGCTGCGCGGCATCAAGAAGCACGAAAACCAGACGATCCTGCATCTGTTCGGGGACAAGCTCGACCTCTTGATCCGCAAGTATCCGACCTATGCCAAGGGCTCGACCGAGCCGCAGAAGCACCGGTTCGACGGCACCAGGGCGTCGATGGACATGATCCGCGCCTGCAGTGAGAAGGGCCTGTTCAACCCCGATGGCGCGGTGCGCGGCGTCGGCGCCTGGGTCGATGACGAGGGCCGGCTGATCTACCACACCGGCCAGGCGCTGATCACGGCCGAGGGCAGCAAGGATCCGGGCGAGATCGACGGCAAGGTCTATCCGGCCTACCCCCCGATCCCGGCGCCGAGCCTGACGGGTGGCACCGGCTGCCCGGCCACCGACATGTTGGGCACCCTCTCGACCTGGTCCTGGGCGCGCCCCGATGTCGACCCGATGATCACGCTTGGCATGACGGCGGTGCAGATGATGTGCGGGGCGCTGACCTGGCGGCCGGCCTACTGGTTCACCGGCGACAAGGCGTCGGGCAAATCGGCGCTGCAGGACTGGATCCGGTTTATTCACGGCGAGCGCGGCATCGTCCGGTCGACCGATGCGACCAAGTCGGGCATCACCAGCCAGATCGGCCATTCCAGCCTGCCGGTGGCGATCGACGAGCTGGAGCCCGGCGACGAGGGCAGCTCGAAAGAGCGCGACATCATCGTGCTGGCCCGCGTCGCGTCATCCGGCGGCCAGTGGCTGCGCGGCTCGGCCGACCAGAAGGGCGCCAGCGGCAACGTCTATTCGGCCTTCATGTTTTCCTCGATCCTGATCCCCGGCAGCATGGGCGCGCAGGATCGCAGCCGCCTGATCACGCTGAACATGAACCCGATCCCGCCAGGGCAGGCCAAGCCGGTGATGACGGCGCGCACCTGGAACGCCAGGGGCGCTGCGCTGAAGCGCCGGCTGATCGATCGCTGGCCAAGCTGGGCCGAGCGGCTGGAACTGTGGCGCGTGGCGCTGGCCGAGCACAACCTGGCTGGCCGGAACGGCGACAACTGGGCCACCACCATCGCGATGGCCGACATGGCCTTGAACGCCGAGCTGCCCACACCCGAATTCATGGCTCAATGGGCGCTGAAGCTGTCTTTCGCCGCCCAGACCGAGACCGACGAGATCGGCAGCAACGCCGAGGACATGCTGCAGCATCTGATCGGCCAGCCGTTTGACGTCTTCCGGCGCGGCGAGCTCTTCAACGTCGCCCACTGGCTGATGACCGCCGCGAGCCTGCCGGCCGCGCCGCGCGAGCTGGTGCTGGGCGCCAACGACACCGGCGGCGTCATCGACGAGCATGTGCGCGCCGAGGCGGCGAAGCGCGCCAATGAAAAGCTGGCCAAGGTCGGCCTGCGCGTCAAGGGCGACGGCGACGGGGCCGAGCTTTTCATTCCCAACAAGCCGATCCCCGGCCTGATGCGGCTGTTCGAGCATTCGCAATGGGCGCGCGGTGTCTGGGCGCAGGCCGCCAGGCGCGTGCCAGGGGCGCAGCTGGTGGCCAATCCGCTCCGCCTGGCGGGGCAGGCAACACGCGGCGTCTATGTGCCGTTCAGATCGATCTCGGGCCTGCTGTCCTTCCCCATGGATCGTGCCGCCCCGGTCGCCCCACCCGCACCCGACGGTTTCGAGGATTTCGCTTGACATGACGCAACCGGTTGAAATTGCACGAGACGCGCCGCGCCGTTTGTGCTTCCCCGCACCCCGATGGCATGCCATAATGCGCGCACCACGCGGTGATTTGGGTCAGGGTCGGACCCGCAACGCCGCAACGGTCGAAAAAGCCACCGTTGCGGGCAGTGTTGCGGGCAAAAGCCCATCAGTATCAACGGGTTACTATATACCCGCAACGCCGCAACGGTCGAAATGCTCCCCCTTACATGTGCGCACACACGTATCCGTATACGCGAGGGATACGTGTTTTCACCGTTGCGGCGTTGCGGCTTATATCTATCCCTTTGAACCTAAAGAGAAAAAAGCAGCAACAATGCCCGCAACGGTGGCTTTTTCGACCGTTGCGGCGTTGCGGCTTGCCCGCCTCGGCGATCTAACCCCTTGGAAACGCTCGAAAAGGGGGGAATTTGCCTGATGTCCGGTCCTGACAATCGCTTTCAGGCTCTGGCCCGGGATGCCGCCCAGCGGATCGCTGACAGCCGGGAACTGGCCGAGCAGCTGAGCCTCCTGCCGGACGAGCGGCCCGGTGCCGCCCTGGTCGAGGACGGCCGGGCCAAGCGCGGGCAGGGCAAGGCGCTGAACCAGATGCGCGAGTGGCTGGCGGCGCGCGGCTACCGCCAGCCCGAGGATGTCCTGGCCGAAATGGCCGGCCTCGCCAGCCGCGAGAGCACGATCCTGACCGTGATGGCAGAGGCAGAGCAGATCCTCGCCTGGGCGGGCAAGGGCACCGAAACGGCGACCATGCGCCAGCGGCTCGAAACGTTCATGCAGGCCTACACGCTGGCCCTGCGCGCGGCCGAGGTGCTGATGCCCTACGGCGCGCCCAAGATCACGCCGGACGCAGGCGCGAACACCGTGGTCAACACCATCGTGGTGCAGGGATCGGCCCCGGCAGCGCCCGCCCGAGGCGCCGACCAGGCGCGCGATGTGACGCCATCGCCGCGTCGGATCGCCCCGCCGCCGCTTCCCAATGAAATTCAATCAAATCAAATGCTTGGCGATGCGGTTGCATCGGCATCCGATAGCGAGGCTCGGACGGAATGACCAACGCCTTGAAAAAGCAGGGGAAATTTGGCGCGGCCCGAATGATTGAAAATCAAGCGGGCCACCCCGCCCCCCTGTCGATCCGCGCCGGTTCCGGCCGCCCCGCGACCCCCCCGGGGGGGGTCCGCCGCGAAAACTCTCTCCCCCTGGCAGAGAGGCCATTCTGCCTTTCCCGGTCCGAAGGGGTCAAAAAATGACCGCGAACCTGGAAGCCGCGATGGGGGGTGGGGGGGGAGCCCCCGATCTGGCCGCGCAAAAGGTGCGGCTGGACGAGGAACGCGCGGACGAGCTGGTGGGGCTGGACGCGAAAGAGGCAATCGCAAGGCTAGCCGCAGAGGGCGGCGCTGACAAGCTCGATCTTGAGGTGCCCCAGTTCCCCGGCCCGATCGCCGAGAAGCTTTACTGGGACGATGGCACCCTGCCCGGCATCCAGGGGCCGGTGGGCAGCGGCAAGACCACGACCGTGCTGAAATCGCGGCTGCGGCGGGCCATGGCCATGCCGCGCTCGGTGATCGACGGGCGCCGGCGCTACAAGCTGCTGGTGATCCGCGCCACCTATCGGCAGCTATGGTCGACCACGATCCCCGATTTCCTGTCGGTCTATCCGGCGCACCTGGGCGAATGGTCGGGCGGCAAGGGTGGCCCTGCGACATTCGTCATGCAGTTCGATGACGGGTTGGGGATCATCGAATTCACCGCCGAGTTCATGGCCTTTGGCGACGACATCCAGGGCGCGATGCGCGGCTATCAGGCGACCGACATCTGGCTGCACGAGATGGACACCAACCCGATCGAGGTGGTGCTGAACGCCGTTGGCCGGATCAACCGCTACCCGGCCAAGATCCATTTCGCGGGATATGCGCCCGAGCTGCGCGACTATGGCCAGATCGTCGGCGATTTCAACGCGCCCGAGCCCGACAGCTGGGTGTGCGATCTGTTCCACGACGAGGCCAAGCGCGCGGCGATCCTGACCCAGCTGAACGCCGCCCTGCCCGAAGGCACAAAACCCGTCACCATCAGCTTTTACCGCCAGCCCGGCTATGGCGAGGCGGATTGCGAGAACCTGCAAAACCTTGGGCCCGGCTATTACCCGACCCAGATCGCCACGCTGCAGCTCTTGGGGCGCGGCGATCAGATCGACCGGATGGTCTACAACAAGATCGTCCACATGCGGGCCGGCGAACCGGTGTTCAAGCGCGAATTTTCGCGGCGCATCCATGTGGCCGAAGCGACCATTCCGCCGGTCCCGGGCATTGGCCTGCGGATCGGGCTGGACCAGGGCTTCAAGGGCGCCGCTGTCATCGCCCAGCACCTGTCCCCGCGCCGCTGGATCATCCTGGGCGAGCTGCATTTCCCCGATCAGCGCCTGCTGGCCCGGGTTTTCGGCGAGCGCCTGCGCGAGATGATCGATGAACGCTGGCCCGGCTGGCATGTCGAGGCTGGCTGGGGCGACATGGCGGGCGAACAGGGATCGTCGCTGGGTGCGGACGAGAACGAGACCTGGAACCGCCTGGTCGGCCAGGCCGCGAATTTCCGGGTGCGGCCGCAGCGGATCGGCACCAACCGGATCAACCCCCGGCTCGAGGCGGTGCGCGCCGCGCTGGAGGCGCCAATGGATGCCGGGCGGCCGGGGTTGCTGATCGATCCGGGCTGCCGTTTCCTGATCGCCGGTTTCGAGGCGCGCTACATCTGGACCGACGAGGTCAATGCCAGCGGCGACAAGCGCAAGGTGCCCGACAAGAGCCTGACCGAGGCCAACGTCATGGACGCCCTGCAATACCTGCTGCTGAGCGAGCATCGGGCCAACGGCCTGAGCCCCCTGAGTTTCCCCGACCAACTGAACCGGCCCGATCAGATGGGCCATAACGGCGGCCCGCCCCTTTTTGGGGAAAATCAAGGCGGGCTGCGGCTGGGCTACGACATCCTGAACCCCTACGGAGGACTTTGAGAATGACCGAACCTGACAGCGAAAAGCCGAAGACGGCCGCCAAGGCACCACGGGCGCCGAAGCAGATCGACACTGACCGGCTGGGCCGCCTGGCGGCCGAGATCACCGAGATGCTGCCGACCCGGCGCAGCGATCTGGTCCATCGGCTGGAAACCGAAGAAGGCATGAAGATGGCCGCCAAGGCGGGGGCCACCGAGATCGCCCTGGCGGGCGTCCGGGCGTCTTCCACGGCGGGCGAGCATGATGCCCTGACCAACTGGGCGAATGCCGCCCGGCGGGCCGTGGCGGGGGGTGTGTGATGGCGTTTTACCGAAAGAAGCCAGTGGTGATCGAGGCCGTCTGCTTCGATGGCACCAATTTTCAGGAAATCAGTGATTTCACCGGACTGGTTTTTCTCGTTCGAGACGAAGATGTCGGGATGCCGATCACCATACCAACGCTCGAAGGCGATCACCTGGCTCAGCCGGGAGACATGATCATTCGTGGCATCGCCGGAGAATATTATCCGTGCAAGCCCGACATCTTCGCGGCCACATATGAGGATGCCTGACCGATGATCGACCTGCGCCCCTACAGCGACCAGGCTGCAATGGCGATCCTGTCGCGCCTCGACCCCCATGATGTGCTGGAGGCCGAAGCGGTCAGGGGCGCGGCGGTCAGCCACCTGTCATTGTTCGCCGACTGGCGGGCGATGCAGGGGGCGCGGCTGGCCAGCTGGGCGATCTACACCGTCCCGCCGGCGGGGGCGCAGCCCTTTGCCCTGCTGGCGCTGGCCCATACCGGCCAGCTGGGGGTGGCGGCGGCGGCCCTGCTGGCCCGAGATCATCACCGCTTCCGGCGCGAGCTGGTGGCGGTGGCCCGTGCGATCCGCGAGCGCCTGCCGGCCTATGCCGCCGAGCTGGGCATTCACCGCATCGAGGCGCGGGCCTGGGCGCGGCACCCCCGCGCCAGCACATTCCTGCACCTGGTGGGATTTTCCCACGAAGCCGACATGCCCGGGTTCGGGCGTGACGGACACGAGACGTTCCGCCAGTTCGCCTGGACCGACCCCAGACTGCCCGACCCCAGACTGACCGACCCCAGACTGACCGACCCCAGACTGACCGACCCCGCGTTGCCTCGCCCAGAACCGAAGGACCAAGCCGATGTGTTTAATCAAGTCCCCCAAGATCGCGACCCCGGCCGCCCAGCAGATCGCGGCTTATGACAATGGCGAGGCGACCAAACAGGCCGACCTCGAGGCGGCCCTGCGCCGGCGCCGGGCGGGCCCGGCAGCCCAGATCCTGACCAGCCCGACGGGCATCCCGTCGACGGCAACGCTTGGCGGGGTGGCAGCATGAACATGATGGTGGATCGCACCCCCGAAAAGGGCGAGCCGCGCGAGAAAAGCCCCGAGGCGATCGCCGCGCGCACCCGGTGGAGCGAGCTGAAATCGGCCCGCACCCGCCACGAACAGGACTGGGAAGATATCGCCCGCCTGATCCGCCCGCAGCGCGGCGGCTTCAACCTGTCGAACCCCGGCAGCCGGATCATGGAAAAGCCCCTGTCGAGCGAGCCGATCATGGCGGCCAGTTCGTTCGCCGCAGGCATCTATGCCGGCCTGACCAACCCCGCCAGCCGCTGGTTCGGGTTCGAGACGCCCGACACCGACCTGAACGCCTGGCAACCGATGGCCGAGTGGAACGACATCGTGACGGCGCGGGTGTTCAACAGTTTCGGCCCGTCGCTGTCGAGCTTCTATTCGTCGACCTTCCAGGCCTATTCCGACATCGCGGCCTTTGGCAATGCGGCGGCCTATGACGAATTCGACGCGGTCAACCGCAAGTTCCTGGACGCGACGATCAGCCTGGCCGAGGTGGTGGTCGATGTCGACGGCTTCGGGCGTGTCTGGGAATGGGTGCGGAAGTTCTGCCTGAAGCCCCGCGCCGCGATCGACCGGTTCCGCGACCGGGGCACCCTGCCCGCCCGCATCTATGACCTGGCCGACAAGGGCGACCAGACCGACATCACGTTCTATCAGCATGTCCTGCCCAATCAGGACTGGCGGCCGGGGCGCATCGGCCCCAAGGGCAAGCCGGTCCTGTCGATCTATGCCTGCGAGATGGACGACTTTCTGGTCAGCGAGGGCGGCTATGACGAAATGCCGGTCTATTTTCCCCGCTGGGATGTCGATAGCGGCCAGATCTGCGGCACGGGGCCCGGTTTCATCGCGCTGGCATCGGCGCGCGCCGTCCAGGAGATGGAGGCGGCGACGATCCGGGGCGCGCAGTATGCGTCCGACCCGACACTGCTGACGCCCACCCGCGAAGACTGGCAGCTGAACGGCCATGTGCGGCCCGGAACCATGGTTTACGGCGGCTTGAACATCCGGGGCGAACAGATGGTGCGGCCCTTGCAGATCAGCCAGGGCGTGGGCCTGACCGCGCAGGAAAAGGCGGCCAAGATCGAAGAGATCAAGAACGCCTTTCACTATTCGATCATGACCCTGCAGGGCCGCACCGGCCTGACCAGCCAGGAAACCATGATCATCGAAGAGGCGCGGATGCGCGAATGGGCACCCCACAGCGACCGGATCATGGAGGAATACGCCGCCCGCAAGGTCGAACGGCGGTTCAAGATGCTGTGGCGCATGGGCCAGCTGCCCCCGCCGCCGCCCGAGGCGCAGGGCATCCCGCTGCAGGTGCGCTACACCTCGGCCGCGCAGCTGGCGATGAAGTCGCGCGAAGGGCTGGCGATCGTGCAGTTCCTGCAAAACCTCGAGCCGCTGGCGCAATCGAACCCGCGCTATCTCGACCGGCTCGACCCCGACGCCACCATCGAGGCCATGCATGAGGCCAGCCCGAGCCTGCCGGCGCGGATCCTTCGGTCGCGCGATGCGGCCGACAAGCTGGCCGAGGCGCGCGCCCAGCAGAACCAGGCGGCGCAGATGGCCCAGATGGACCAGCCGGTGGCGGGGGCGCTG